GGCCTAAGATACCGTGAAGGGTTTGTTTAGTGGAGGCGAGTTGAGCAATAAGCTCACTAGATACAATCTGAGGAGTTAGTTGAGCCACAACGTCTGATACATTTTGGTTCGGCTTCGTCTTTACAAGTAATAACTGGTTAGGGTCGCCGGTGAAGTTCTGAGCATCATCCTTTGTCATAGCATGAGAGTCAATGACCTTGAAGCCATTGGCAGTTGCCAAGTTGTCTAGTACCTGGCGACCAAGCTTATTAAGAATGTCTTGTTGTGGGATAGCCTGGTCTAGCGCGTTAGAGCGATCAAGCCAATGTGAACCGTCATTTGTCAGGTTGAATGGGATAAATGGCTTCATTGGAGAGTCAAGAAAGTTCTCACCCTCATCACCATATAACCAGTTAGGGTTTTCAGACTTATCTAGTACAAGATTGTCAACATACCAAGCAACAGCTTCTTCGGGCTTATTGTCTTTGTACCATGTAAACCAGACTTCGCGGTAAGCAATCTCAGCCGACATATTACGCGAGCCTTTACGCTTAATAGTAAAGTGCTGCAAGATAGCTTCTTCTTTGTCTGGAAACTTAGCGATTAAGCCTTCAACTGAGTCCTTTAAGACGTGGCATATAAAGCGTGGGTTCTCACCGAGTTTGGCATTCTTATCAATAATTATATGGTTAGGGTCAACTACTTCGGGTACGATTTCACCATGCTCACCATGTAGTGGGTCCCAACGTAACTTCAATATACCAATATACTTACCAATCAGGTTATAGACTGCACCTTCCATCTTACGTGGTAGCTCAAACTTCTCGGAGTGAGCCAGCATATACTTCTCAAGGTTCTGGGCGAGGACGATACTGTCCTTCTTATCGCTTGCAGGATAAACCTCAGCTCGTGGTGTCTGAGCGCAAACATAGGCTAGGATTGAATCAATGCCAACAAAGATTTCGTTATCAATAAACGGGGTCTGGTGGCGATAAAGTTTATTCTCAGCTAGGTGATTACCCTGTAGCATTTGAGCATTCTTTAATCGCTTGTTCTTGAGGTTAAAGTGATTGATGTCATTGTAGTAGTCTTTAGAATCTTCAATGACTTGGTGTAGGTTCTTAATGATATACGCATCATCAAGTTCTAGTGATACGATAGGGAGCTGATACATCTCTCCATCTTTGTTAGATAGGTCGTCTAGGTTGTAGTCTGATTGCGGTTGGGTGAACAGTTGTGGGTTCATTGTTTAAGTTTATCCCTTTAAAAATAAGAACCGCAAACTAATGCGGCTCTTTGCCTTATAAAAACATTGTAGCACATTATTGATAATAAAAAGTATATTTACTCTCACAACCATGACACTTGATTTCAACCATTCCCATGTTACGTGGTATCTCTTTTTCAGGATAGCCCTCACCTTGATAGACTGCCAACACATCACGATTGAGATGAAACAGTCGAGACTTACACCTCATACAGAAGTACGGTACTGCATTTGGTAGATTGTTTTTGTTTAGGATGATGACCCACTGCCACATTACATACTTCTCCAATCTCTCTCACCACTTCCGGTGATTAAACTTTGTATATCTATCCCTGTTCCCTGAATTGTACCGTCGTCTTGACCTTCCCACTCAACCTTAGTTTTATCATTACCCGGCGCATTAGGTGATACAAACCCAAGCCCTGCACTATATTCTCCCTTGTAGTTTACGCTAAAGAACTCAGTCTGAGTGCGGTGGTGTGACGTCCAGTCATGTACCGGCTTGGTGATAGGTGTGACAGCTTGGCTTGTCTCCTCACGTTTTGGATAGTGAGCGTTCTTAATTGCCTCAGCCCACCAGCGTGTACCATCTGTATCGTTCACAGTTAGATGGGTAAACATACGGCGTGTAGCATCTCGGCGGTGTACCCAATCATTCTCTTGATCGTTTACCTGTACATCAATGCCATGCTCTTCAAGGATTGAATAAGGGCTGACACCCGATTCAATATGTCGCTGCTTACCTGATGGGTCGCCAAAGAACACATCTTTACGCCATTTACTTGTTTTACGCATGAAGTCAAGTTGCTTCTCGTTATAGTCGAAGTTATGCTGCTTACCACAATACGGACACTCTGGTACGTTCACACAGTCCTGTAGACCGAAGAATGGGAAGTACCACTCAATGATATGGTCCGTCTCTTCGTGAGCATCGAGTAGGTTAATCCACTCGCTGTTCTTAATCGGTTGCCAATAGCCTAGAGCTACGGCGTCAAGCCCTAAGTCAATCGAGATATACAGTGGCATCTCTTCATCGTATAGGTTCTGGTCGAATGGTACTTTAGCAATCTCTGGGTAAGGACGGCCAGTAGATGAATACTCCCAGCTAATATCAAGCTCGTGCAGTACTTCTTCTTCGCTACGCCTAGACTTTTCATAGTTGTACCATTTGTCATCCTTATGTGGATGAAGTCGCCAGTGCCATGTGCGTATCTTAATCTTGTCACTAAATCTTAATACTTTAGAGAATGAGGGTTGATCTGGCGGAGTGGTAACAGCTTGACGGCAACGTGTTGCATCGCCTGCAGCCGTCCATGAAGCCCTGGCATCAGGCCAAAAACCTAACTCATCAAATAGAATATCCTTATAGCGTCCGGCACGAGAGAAGTTCTTGTTTGAGCTTTCACCCTCTATGACGTTATTATTTGCTGGGTTCACTAGTTTCATGTAAGTGCGGTGCTTCTTTATGTCAAAACCATCTGGCAGAATGAGTGGGTCTTTGATGTTACGAATGAAATAATCTAACTTACCAAATAAACTCTTGTATGTACCTGAGTCAACATAGTCCTCTTTACGTGAGCCTAAGAGAGACTGATAGCCATCATCAAATATCCACATCCAAAACCTTACAGCAATAGCAAGCCACGATGCTCCCATATCGCGTGACTTCTCATCCATTACATCGTAACCGGTGCGAATAGCCTCTACTAAACCGTTCACATAATCCTTTTGAAAGTCATAAAGTATAAAATCAAGATTATGCGGATAAGCTTCAGGGCGTGGGTCAAATGTTTTTAGGTAATGCTCAATGAAGAATACACAGTCTTTAGCTGCTCTACGTCGTCTAAGCTCTAATGCAGCATCAGTCGCTGTTATTGAGGGATTCACTTATTATCTCTCTTAGTTCAGCATTTGTTAGTTCACGAGTCGTAACTTCGCCGCTATGCTCTACTTCTAGCTTTTGTCCATAACCCGAGTTAGTAAGCCATGTAGCCCACTTACTATCACCCTCACGTGCTTTAGTCATAGCAGTAGCGATAATGGCGTCCATTGGCGTTTCAATATAAGCGTCTACATTCTCTGGTAGGAATCGCTCATCGTTAAGTAATCGCTGAATACGGGTACTAAGATGAATAGCGCCTTTTGGCTTACTGCCTCTGCGCTCATCATATCCTGGTTTGAATGGTTTTAAGTTATCTATTCCTGCCACAATAATCCCACAGTATTAAATATATCTGCATAATACCAAATACTACTTATCTTTACTAGTCTCGTATATTTTAATTTCTTCATCACCTCGTCTGACTAGTATAATACTTCGAATATTTTGTCTGCTAATCTCATCTGCAAATAGGTGTGCATCCTCTTTAGTAAATGACCTCTGAGGTAACTCAAAAATATAATATTTATTTGGGTCTAGCTCATATGTCTTTATAACGTCTAGTTTAATGTCTTTCATATACTACTCCTTAAACAATATTAAAATAACTATGATCAGTATAATCCAAAGTATCATAATTCTAACGCCTCAATAACATCAGTAAAGCATTGGTTGTAGCCAGCCGTTACTCCAACGTCTCTACCTTCTAACCATAAATAATCTATTCCTTGGGGTGGTTCAGTCAGAACGACTACAGCCTTCTTCTCTGGTAGCTTTGCTTTAATTATAGGTAGCAGTTTGCTGGCGATTACACTTATGTAGTCACCGTTCTCCCTAATACTTTGAGGTGTAGTTTGTGCAAGCCCATACTTTAAGTTCTTATTGAGCGTTTCTTCTATCTCTTCTTTTAGAGTCATAACTAACTACCCCATGTATTCTGATAACTTAGAGCAGCAATCTTATTGCGTCTTTGGTCAGCATTTAGCGATTCATCTGAACGGACAGATTCTTCTTGTTTATTAAGGCTTGCGATTATTGCTGGACACTGATGCCCTGTCATATAACAAGGGACACTATTATAATTTGAGTCTACTGTATAACCGTGTATTACTGGCTCTAATAATCTTCCACAATGGCTACAAGTTTTTGCTGGTGGTTTACTCATCTCATTTCTCCTTATCTTTAGTTTGTATAGGTGGGGTCTTACTTGATAGTAGCTGTGCGAGCCTAGCTCCATAAATATAAGATGGGGCATGAGAACGCAAGAACTCATTAAGACTATCTCCTCGGTGTTCTACGAACCATTTATGATAGTTATCAATTTGGTCTTGTAATAATTCGGCTTCCAAACGTGCTTCTTGCTCACGGCGAGTAGCAGTGGATTCGATAAGAGCCATCATGTCGTCAGTGTAATTCTTATCATTTTTCAATATTGCTGTGCCGATTAAGCGTTCAACTTTTGCTCGTAAGTCACTCTGGCTATTAGTAGGTGAGGGGTTAGAGGTCATAATTTTACCCTCGTACAGTTCTTACAAGCATTCGCTAGAGGTAGATTGATAGACATTCGATAAGTACCCTTGAAATGCCTTGTGTGGCATAGTGGGGCCGATAGACTACCTGCTGGAACTAAGTGTTCAGCATCTTTACCTTCGCCAGCCTCATAGACTAAGTGTAGTTTTTGACCTGCTTTAATTTGTGCGTATTTCATCATTCACCTTCACTTTCTATAGTTAGTTGATTTTCTCCATGTTGTGAGCCGTAGAGATTAGACAATTCAGCCAATATTTTAGATATAGGCACTACTGCTTCTTGGTTGAAGTGGACAATAACACCATCTCCATATCTTGCTATTTGGTTTAGTAGCCTTTTTGATGATTCACGCCTTGCTTTTTCAACAGCTTTGTCGGTATGAGTAGCTATTGCCTGTTTAATAGCTTGCTTTGCATCATTCTTTTCGGTCTTGATGTGTCGATTCCAGTCTCTAACATTTTCACCGTTGAACCTATCGTGTAAATTATGAAATCTATCCAGTATCTCATCTATTTCTTTGTCAAAGGGAGTAGGGGTCATGACTTATTACCGCCATAATCTAACTCACCTGTTTTAAATGATAATTCGCCAAGTGCGACATTTAAATCATCAATAATCTTATCCCTCAACGCTTCTTCCTTTTTAATATAAGCAAGTGTGAAGTGTGCTTTATAACCTGGGAATGTATTTATATGTGGTAAAAACTTAAGACGCTCATTAGCTTCTATTAGTTCATCAGTCATAGTTAGATGAGCGACTATGCAGTAATATGGCTCGTCATCATAGGGTGAGTCAAAATAACCAACATGGTCAACACTTATTGATTTTGGTATTGCTCCATCTAATACGGCATCGACATGCTTTTTCATTTCTTCACTAGTACGCAATAAACCGTATAGTAGCGTAACGTGTGCTTTATTTACTACTGACCCCTGAATCCAAAACCGTTTTTTATCTTTAGCATAATACCTCTGGTCTTCGGGGATTGCTTGGTCAACTAAATCCTCAAGTCCATCGGTCATTTGCTGGTCATCTTGACTGTTTACGTTAAGCATAATACAGCCCAGTAATGATAAATCATATCCTAAATCTTTATACACTTGTGGAAAATCGTGTGCTTTGCTCATAGTTATTTACTCCTTAGTTTTAATTGACGCTTGATAGCTGGGATAGATTCAGCTTCATAGTACAGAGTGAAGTTAATTTGTCGGGTCATTACGCTTCTTTCGACGGCTGATTGATCCGCCCTTAGCACCGGCTACAATCGCTCGCTGCCGTCCAGCCTCACCATCGGCAAAACCGCCACCCACAGATAATTTGCCACCCTTAGAGCCAATGTTTTGCATATAAGCTTGTAGGGCTTTCTCGTCGCCGTTAAACTTCCGAAGCATTGTCGCTTTCCATGCTGTGTTTTTGTGTCCGCTCATAAACTCTCCTTAAATAACGCTAGATTCCTAGATTCTATAGCATCTTCTATGTTTTTATATATTCCGATATATTTTTGACCTATACGTACTCTAAACCTATTTTCTTGGGTCAATGTAATGTTTAGGTAACCAGTTTTATTGTTTGGGTTGGGATTAGTTCTGATACGTTTGTTATGATTTTGTTCTTTATGTGTCGCCCATCTACAATTCTCAGGACAATAATCACCATTATTATCAATGCGATCTATTGTTAATCTATGTGGTCGTTCGCCCATATCTAAAATAAAATAAACAAAGCTATTCCACCTATCGCATACCTTTATTCCCCTAGCACCATAATATTGATAATTACCGTTGTTTTCGGAATAACACCTTTGATGCATTTGATCCCAAACATTATAAAGTGGTTCATCGCATAGTTTTACCTTTTTTCCTGCCATATTATATTCTTTCCGGTCTTTGTAGACTCTGTGTTAATGATGCTATGTTACAGTTGTATATCTTTACGTTACCTATGGATACAAGTTGAATTATCTCACTAGATGAGTAGCCTTCAAGAAAATACTTCTTAATCATAGCTTTGGTTGATTGATCTAATTTTATGTTCTGCTTATTCATCTAACCAGCTTACGGCTTCATATTTATTCGTTCGTTTAACTTTAGGGAATGTCTCTAATAAATCCTTAGTTCCAAACATCTGGTTAAAGGCTTCTACATAGTCACTGTGGTTATCCTGCTCAGTCTTAAAAGCCTCTGTACGCTCGTTTAGGGCTTTGTCTGAATAAGTTATCAGACCCATATTATAAAGCTCTCTGCGGCGACGTGAGATAGTTTCGGGTCGGGTACACATTCTGATCGCATATAGTAAGCCTGTATTTTCATACATACTCAAGAATCCTTCTTTTATCCATACAGCCGATAGTAAAGCTGCGTCGTCATTCGCTATACGTGGGTTTTCGTTTATAGCATCTAAAACTAACTTTTGCTTTGCGGTGATATTCATTACTTGCACTCCCCTTTATTGCCACGACAGTTATAACCCTTGCGAGCCTTAAAGCAAAGACCTAATCTATGTAATAGACCGGGTTTATAGGGCTTTACTTTAACCGTAGGAACTATATATTCATGTTGATCGTGGGTGATGGTAACTGACTGACTCATCCCTTTAGCCTTTCAAGTTCCACTTTTACCCAGTCGGTGAATTGCTTATAAAGCTTACGTGGTAATACGTGAGTGTAATAAAACATTAGTCATCCCTTCCTGATAGAAAGTCAGCTATATCGCTAGCTTCCATAAGTTCTAATAAATCCTTGGATGGTACTTGAGAGACTATTTCGCCCAAGTCTACGTTTGATAACGTGACGAGTGATGTGTCGCTCTCTGATTCGATGATAACTTTTTCGCTGTATAATTGGATGTCCATTTCGTTTAACCCTTTCTGATTAACTTACTCTTATTATACTACAGGTGGTTATGCTTTTCAACTAGATTATTGTTTTTTTGTAGAGTTTTCCACCGATATTAGTAAGTACAAGGGCTTTACCCTCCCAGTCATCGACACGATCAGTTGGTTTAACCTCTGAATAGTGGGTAACTGGTATGTGTTTCACTACCGGTCTTCGTATTGTAAGCTTGTCAAACTGTTCTATAGACTGTCTAGTCATTGCTTCAAACCAGTTTTCTTTTATCATTTGATTGTCGTTCATAAAAACCTTTCATATCTGCCATTATTATATGCGCTCCAAGCCCTCCAGCCCGATCCTTGATAGATTTGATACGCAGCCGCCATATTCTTTATGGGGTCGAATCTATCT